GGTTAAGAGACCCGCGAGATCGGCTTCTGCTGCATCGCACCTGAGCGCATCATTGAGAACGACAACCTGAAGGGGCGCGTTTTCGGCGAGCAGATCCTTGGCGCGATGACCCCGCAGGAGCGCGAAAAGCGCCTGCTTGCGCGCGACCTGACCGACATGCGCAAGGCCATTCAGCGCCGCTATGAATGGATGGTGCGCCAGGTCCTTCTCACCGGCAAGCTGCAGGTATTCAACTACACCAACGAAGGCCGCGGCATTGCCCCCTCCATGGTGGCCGACTACGGCTTTACCAACTTCTTCACTCCCGGTGCCAATAGCGCCAACTGGGATCAGCCGGGCGCGAAGATCGACGACGACATGCGCGAGATCTTCGATCTCGTGTATGAGGGCCTTGGCTATGTTGACCGTATCTGGATGGCTCCGAACGTGGCAAGCGCGCTGATCCACAACAGCGACTATATCAAGCAGTTCGACGGCCGCAACATCGACATGGGCAAGCTCAACACCCAGTATCGCGGCTCCGGCGTGCGCTTCATCGGCTGGAACGGCGACGGCGTGGAAATGTACTCCCTGTCCGGGACGTTCGTAGACGACGACGGCGTTTCCAAGCCCATCATCCCCGCCGGTAAGCTGATTGCCGGCAGCGGCGACCTGCTGAACGTGTTCTTTGGACCTGTCACCCAGGTTGAGGAGACCGGCCCGAACGCGCAGCACAAGACCTACATCAAGAAGCAGGTTCCCCTGCGCTACGGCAGCATCGACGGCAACGCCATCAAGAACCGCCTGACCTCCTGCCCGACGGTCGTGCCTCAGAACGTGGACGGATGGTGCGTGGCGACTGTTCTCTAAGGAGGAAGTGCCATGTACGTTGCCAAACACTATATCGGACGCGAGTATGTCCCGGGAGAGGTTATCACAGAAGACCTCTCCCCGGATGTTATCGAGCGATGGTTGAAAGCTGGGGCCATCGAAAAGGTACCCGGGTATGAGCCGGTTGAGCAGGACAATATCGACGGCGGAGACCAGAAAACCGACGCCGAGGGCGGCGAAATCGAGAGCGAAGCCATTGCCGACGCGTTGATTGACGGCGAGAACGAGGACGCCGCCGAAATTGACGAGGAGGCCGAGCCCCCTGAGATCGACGCGGCGGACGGTATCATTACCGCACCTGCCCCGAAGACCGAAAGTAAGCGCGGAGGCCGCTCCGGGGGAGGCAAGGGCAAATGAGAGTAAAGATTCTCGCCACCGGCAAAATCGAGGAGTATAACGACAGCTACGGCGCGCGCCTGATCGAACAGGGGCGCGCCGTGCTTGCGCCGGAGAAAAAGCCCACAGCGAAGAAACCCGCCTCGGATCGAAGCGGAAAGGAGTGATCCCGCATGGCGCTGAAAGACAGAATTGCGGCTGATAACACCCGCGTCTTTATGAACATGGAGCACTTTGCGGAAATCCACTATTGGAACGGCGTCGAAATCACCTGCGTTATGGATGAGGAGCTTGCCATCAAGCGGAAGAACAACAACGTCAACGACATCTCCTGGGACAACAATGTTCGGGAAATCCTGTTTCATACACCGTTGGCGGACTTCCCGGGGGGCGTGGAGCCGGAACCCAATACGCAGATTCTTTTTGACCGCAAAACCATGTGGGTACGGGAGAGCCACCACAACATGGGGATGCTGGATATTCTTCTTTCAGAGCGGGATCCGAGGGAGCTGATCTAATATGCGCACAAGTGAAAGGCTGCGAGGCCTGAAAAAATGGCTGAACGAAGAGGCGTGTAAAGGTCGCGAAATGAAAGCCCCGGGGAAGAAAATGGACCTTGGCCAGATCATTACCGTGGAGCCGACCTGCTATCTCGCATGGGCTCCGTCCAGGCTGGACAAGGGGCAGTTTCAGACCGAAGCGGAAACCATCTGCCCGGGTCTGCTGATTATGCCGAGGAAAGCGTTTACCAAGTACACCGAGGAAAAACGCTTTGACCGGTACAGCAATATCCACCGACCGCAGGAAATGGGGCAGCACCTCGCCGTCGATATCCTCTTCTCCGTCTATGAGCCGGGTACCCGTTTGCCCGGGTTCATCGACAGCATCAAGGAGACCGGCGAAGGGGCAGATATGTCCTTGATTCTGGAAGCGACCGAGCAAGGGCTTTTTACTCTGCTGAACTGGATGGACGACGTTCAGGAATTGCTGCTGGGGCAAAAAATGATCCCCCACACGGATCTCACAGTGGAGGAGGATTCGATCACCTACAGCCTTTATACCGATCAAAACTACGTTGTTGACCGGCGCCCCATCTATTACGGCTTTGTCAGCGTAGATTTCCTTTGCTACGCGAACGAGCGCGCAAACAACGACTATGAAAAATATCTGAATTAAGGAGGAAAACACACTATGTCTGATTATCTGCACGGTGCTTACGGCCAGATCCAGGCCGTCGGCACCCGCGTTGCGGACAGCAGCCAGAGCGCGGTCGTGTATGTCGGTACGGCCCCCGTTCAGACGGTGGAGGGCGGCGCGGATAACGTCAATGTCCCTGTTGTTGTGAACAACATCGCCGAAGCCCGCAAGCTCTTTGGCTACAGCGAGGATTGGGCGAGCTACACGCTGTGCGAAGCTATGCACGTCCACCTTGAAAACGGCGGCGTCGGCCCGCTGGTTCTCATCAACGTGCTGGATCCCAACGTGCACAAGGCCGCATCCCAGACCAGCAAGAACCTGACCCCCAACAACGGCCGCGTGATTATCACCAACGCCGAGAACATCTACATGGACAGCGTGGCCGTCAAGAGCGGGAGCGGCGAGGGCGCCGTTACCAAAGTCAAGGGGACCGATTACAGCATCGCCTACAACAGCGCCAAGAAGCAGATCGTGATCCAGGAGCTCGCCAGCGGCGCACTTGGCACGGCGGCGCTGACGATCACCTACGACACCGTGACGCCGAGCGCCGTCACCGCCGAGACCGTGATCGGCTCCAGCGACGGCAACGGCCTGAACACAGGCATCTTTGCCATCAAGAACGTGTATCAGGCGACCGGCTTCATCCCGGCCTACCTCGCCGTCCCCGGCTTCTCTTCCGATCCCGCTGTGCACAGCGCCATGTATCGGAACAGCGTTAAGGTCAATGAGCATTGGGACGTGTATATGTTCGTTGATCTCCCCATCGTTCACAACAACACGGCGATTACGCTCGACACCGCGGACACGTGGAAAGAGGCCAACGGCTACAACCATGAGAACGAGACGGTGTATTTCCCGATGGTGCAGGGCGTCGACGGCAAGATCTATCACCTGTCTGTGCTGGCTGCGGCAAACTTCCAGAAACTCCTTTTGGAGCAGGACGGCATTCCCTGGAAGACGGCGAGCAATACCGAGTGCTCCATCATCGAAAACCTGTGGCTGGGCGAGAGCTATAAGGGCCGCGTGTACGATGATTCGATCATCAACAACAAGCTCAACAAGTACGGCATCGCCTCCGCCGCATACGTCGGCGGACGCTGGGCGATCTGGGGCTGTCACAGTGCCGACTACGATCAGGAGAACGGCGACCAGATCAACGTGGCAGAGACCAACCGCATGATGCTCTACTACATCAGCAACGACTTCCAGCACCGCCGCACCGGCGACGTGGACAAGCCCATGACGGCCAACGACATGCAGACGATCATCGCGGAGGAGCAGACCCGCCTTGACGCGCTGCTGAAAATCGGCGCGCTGATCTATGGCGAGGTCCATGCGAACGCCTCTGCGGACGCCAGGAGCGACATGATGCAGGGCGACTACTCGTTCGTGTTCAACGTGACGACCGCGCCGCTCGCCAAGAGCCTGACGGCGGTTGTCAACTGGACTGACGACGGCTTTGTCACCTACTTTGAGACTGCGGAATAAGGGGAAAGGAGGAAGCAACCATGCCGAGTAAAGTTTATAACAACATCGAGGGCCACCGGCTCCTTGACAACAAGAGGATCTGCGAGGACGTGACCAAGATCGGCCTGCCGACCATTTCCCACCCGACGACGACTATCAGCGCCGCCGGGATGGCCGTTGATGTGGATATGCCGAACACGACCCACCTTGACGCGATGGAGTTCTCCATCACCCACAACAACGGCGTCAACTGTAAGTATCTGAGCGATCCCGGCAAGCACACGATGGAGCTGCGCGCTGTGCGCCAGCGCTATACGGTGGCGAAAGGCGAGATCGAGCATGAGAGCGTGAAATATCGCGTTGTCGGCGTCACGAAAGAGACGCAGAAAGGCGACATTGAAACCGGCTCTCCCTACGGCACCACCGTTAAATACTCCCTTCTCCGCTATGAGGAGGAGATCGACGGCAAGGTCGTGACCATCATCGACGCGATGGCTGGCATCATCAAGTACAACGGCAAGGACTTCACCAATGTTGTGGAAAACATGCTGAAGTAAGTCAACCGCCCGGAGGCAATACGCCTCCGGGCTTTTCCAAGAGGTGAGATTATGAATATTGCGGAAGCAAAGCAAAAGCTGATCTCCTGGGTGCTTGCACAGGTAGGGACGCGCGAGGGAGCGAACAACTGGAACAAGTACGCGCAGGATCAACGCCTGCAGCAGCTTTACGGCTGGAATGCTCAGAATCAGCCGTGGTGCGATCTGTTCAGCGACGCGGCATTTATTGAGTGCTTCGGCCTTGAAAAAGGCGCGGCCATGACCTATCAGCCTATCGGCGGGGGCAGCGCCGCGTGCCGCTATTCCGCACAGTTTTTCAAAAATGCGGGAGCATGGTATAGCACGCCGGAAGCAGGAGATGTTATTTTCTTCTACTACGACGGAGCAATCAACCATCAGGGCATTGTGGTCGCCGTAAACGGCAACACCATCACAACCGTTGAGGGCAACAGCTCAGACATGGTGGCTCGCCGGTCTTATACGGTCGGAGCAGGCAATATTGCCGGCTTCGGACGGCCTAAGTGGTCTGTGGCAGCAAGTGACGGCGAGAGCGAAAGCGCCCCTGCCGACGGAGACGCGGGGGAAGCGTCTGCCCCGGCAGAGGAAGATTACCGTATTCCGGCTGCACAGTATCACAGCTATGTCTACAAAGTCGATTTGAACCTGTTGAAGATTGGCGACAAGGGGCCGCAGGTACAGAGCCTGCAGCTGCTTCTCAACGGCAAAGGATTCCCTTGCAGCGACGACGGGAGCTTTGGCAAGGAGACCTATGATGCACTGACAAGCTTCCAAACCGCCGCCGGCATTCTGGTAGACGGGGAGTGCGGCGGGCAGAGCTGGGCCGCGCTTGCCAATTATCGGGTATAAGCATCTGTGCGCGCCATATAAGCCAACATCATGAGGAGGAAACAAACATGAATGAAAAAAAGATCCACACAGAAAAACCGGCCGAAACGCCGGAAGAAAAACAGCGGAGAGAAAACGCAGAAACTCGCGAGCGGCTGAAAAAGCAGGCGGAGGAGGAGCGCAAGAAAGTCAAAGAAGCGCTGGAAGCCATGAGAGAGGGGAAGGGCCGCCTGGGCCTTAAAAACCCCATTCTTGCCGGAGAAAAGGAAATCACCGAGCTTGCCTATGACTTTACCGAGCTTACCGGCCTCGATTACACCGAGGCGATGGACGCCGGGGCAGGGATCGGCGGGAGAAATGTTCCCGGTATGGGCTACCGTCAGGGGCTTTCTCTGTTTGCGAAAGCGGCCTCGAAATGCACGGAAGGGCTTGATATGAATGACATCGTTTCGCGCATCAGCGCAGCAGATGCCGCGGAGGGCGTGGAACTGGCAAGCCTTTTTTTCAGCGAATCAATCCAGGCGGGGCGGAAGCGTATCTCGAAAAAGTGATAACCGCCGGGATTGTGACCCACACCTCCATTCCCGATTTCCTGGGAATGAAGATCAGGCAGTTTTATCACATCTACTCCGCGACGTATAACGTCATGCAAAAGCGGAACGAATAAAAACCAATTTGAATCTATCGCCGGGGCATTGGCAACACATAAAACCAAAACCCCGGCTTTTTGATTGTATCGCAGGCGAGGAGGCGCGACGTGGAAATCTACTATCAGGACACGGACATTACAGGGTATGTCATTCCGCGCCTCTGCGTCGTGCATGATACAGAGGGAGAACGCTGCGACAGCCTTGAAATCGAGTTTGAAAACGCTGCCGGCTGGTTTAGATGGGAGCCGGAGGAGGACGACCGGATCCTGATTGCGCAGGACGGATACGACACGGGAACCATGTATGTCAATACCGTGCTGCCGGCAGATGGGCATTTTCGCATTCTGGCCACGGCGCTGCCGTGCAAGGCCCGCCGCAGGATGAACCGCAGCTTTGCGGGGAAAACCCTTGAAGAGATCATGCAGAGCGCGGCCATGGCGAGCGGGATGAAGTACGCGCTGTTCGGCGTTGACGGACAGACGGTCATTCCCTATATCCAGCAGAAGAACGAGGGGAGCGCAGCTTTTCTCCACCGCCTTTTGAAGATGGAAGGGGCGACCCTCAAATGTGTAAACGGGAAATATACCGCGATCGGGATTCTCTATGCCCAGGAGAGAAAGGCGTATCAAAGCATCGAAGTCGACCCGCAGAGAAGCGGCACAGACTATATCCGAAACGGGTCAAAGCTGTACAGCCTGACCGTGCGGACACCATACGCCACCGCCACAGCCTTTGACGAGGCCGTTTCAAGCGGGCGCTTGACGGAAACGAGAGAAGAATACCCAGCGAAAAATGATATACAGGCAGGCAGATGGGCGCGAGGCCTGCTGCTTGACAACAACCGAAAGTGCGAAGCACTTACCATTCATTCCGAATTTAACGCGAACTTTACCGCTGCGACGCGGATTGATATCAGCAGCAATGCTGTTCTTTCCGGCGAATGGATCGTCGCGGAGGCAAAGCACGATTTTATTAATAAAACATCAGCAGCAAAACTGTATCGCTGCATCACAACGATCAAATAGAGAGGTGAAGACATGTACGGAGCAGTCGTTGAACGGGGGAAGATACTGGCTGCGGATGAAAAAAAGTACATCGTTGAAACCCTCGATCGGAAGGGAATAGAGAGTCTTCAGATTACCGCGCTGAACGGAGCGCCCCTTGCAGTCGGCGACATCGTTTATTTTTTCCTTTTCTCTGACGGGACCGGAAAGATCCTCTGTAGTGAATCGCCTGAGGATGCAACGGGCTTTGTCGTAGACAAGGATTATGTTCACACCGATAACAACTTTACAAACGAAGAAAAGAAAAAGCTGGCGGACATAGAAGCAGATGCACAAAAAAACGTGCAAAGCGACTGGAGTGCCGCTTCCGGCGATGCTTTTATCAAAAACAAGCCGACCATTCCGACGAAGGTTTCGGATCTCGACAATGACAGCCACTTTATAAATTCCGATTCTATCCCAACGAAAGTATCTGAACTCGAAAATGACAGCGGCTTTGTGAACGCTGTCGAAGCGGCAGCCGCGGCCCCCATTCAAAGCGTTAACGGAAAGACCGGTCCTGTAAAGCTCAACGCCGCAGACGTCGGCGCCCTCGGCAAAGATGTGATCCTGATGCCCGACACCGCCTTCGCAATCCCGGCAGAAGGCGCGTCCGTGTCCTACAGCATGGACGGCTTCACAAAAGACCATATGCGTGTGCTGTGGAACTTCTCGTCAAGCGCGGAGAATCAGCCGCCCGTTGATCTGCGATGGGACGCATACGACGGCTATTTCACCATCACCAACGAGGGCGGCACGACGTCAGAGAGCATACAGCCCGTGTTTGTTCTCCCGACAGCAAAGGCTATCATCGCACGCTAAAAACGAAAGGAGAAGACAACCGTGGAAGAAGTATATTTCATGCACCGGATCAAGCACGCAAAGAACGCGTGGGACAAGGGCATCGAGGTCAAGGAAGGCGGCACGAGCAAAGAAAACCTTGAAGCCGCGAAGCAGAGCTATCATGCCTATCTCGGCGCGTATGCCTACGGCCAGAACGCCGACACCGACTTTGTGGCGTGTTACATCACCGACACGCGCGGCAACCGCGAGCTGTGGGACGGACGCCCGGAGCCGGAGCCGGAGCCGGAACCCGAGCCGGAAGTGGAGGTAGTCAATGAATAACGCACTTTACCACGCTAAAGCGGGGGGGGGTACTTCGTACTCCTATCACGCCGAAAGGAGGACGCTGGGTTAATCCTTTGTCCTCCGAGATCTCCGAGAGGAGGTCAGAGGCGGCGTGAGGTAATTCCTCACGGGCTGATTGATTTCATCGGGGAGGGATCTCTCTGATGGCGGGCGGCAAAGCAAAGCGAGTAACTAAACCGCAAATTCATAGGGTGCTTCTCCAAGCATATACACTTGGAACGACTGTTCAAGTTCCGCAGTTACCACTTCGGGATGAGGATTACCCGGTGATCGTAATTTTTACATATGCGAACATCAACTCAATGTTCCTCATGCCAGCCACTACAATGATACCCGCTGGAACAAGAAACTTCATTGTCTATAATGCTTGGGATACAAACACAAAAACACTTAAAACGAGCGGGAATGTGGATTTGTACATCTTCTTTGTCGAATAATCAATCAGCACCGCCGAGAAATCGGTGGCAAGTGGAACAAGCAAAAAGGTTACTTCTGACAGCGGGACAGGCTATTGCAAAATGCCGGACGGGACGCTAATCCAATGGGGGACGACCGTGTTGACCTCCGGGTCAACTAATGCTTATGTCAGCCCAATCAACATAACTACGGTATACATCCAGTTCCCGATCCCATTTGCGTCAACAGACTACCGGGTCTTTGGCAGCGGTAAGTATTCAACAGGCGCTTCGACGCCAATAGGCCAAACCGGAGAGACGCTGACGTCGTGTGGTGTCCATTGGTGGGATGCCGCGGCGAGAACATTCTCAACATCAATCCCGTTGGTCATCAAATGGTGTGCAATAGGCCGCTGGAAGTAACCACCCAGCCATGTATATGGCATCTGGAACAGCGAAACGAATCGAGAAGCCGACGAATCCGACGGTAATAAACTTAAGCACCGCAAGCTCCAGCAGCAGTTATTCGAAAACTGTCACTGTGCGCGGGAGCGGCTTTGTCGTAGTGTATTGCGGTTTGATCAGCACGGCAACAAGTGACTACGGTACATACCAAGCAGAGATTTATCATAACGGCACAAAAATCATGGCGGAGGGATGCCGCACTTTCGAGAACGCGGCGCAGATATACGGCTCCAGCACATCTGTTCCGATTGCGGTATCCAATGGCAATACTATCAAAGTCTCTATGACGTGCACAAAAAACTCGTCCGTTTCGAAACCTGTCTATCTGCGCTTTCTCTGCTTTGGCTGTACCGTAAGTTAAAAGGAGAAAACATGGCATATTGAAAAGCTGAAGGAGAAAGCTGAGAAAAAGAGGGAACGCCCATGGCAGGACAGAATTTAACTACCAATATCATCATCAACGCGAAAACCGGCAACGGTTTCGGTAAGGTCGGCGCGACGCTGACCGAAATGGGGATGATCGTCAACGGGATTAGCCAACAGCTTATCAACTTCGGCGAGGATTCCGTAAAGGTCTACCGGGAATATGAGTTGAGTATGCGCGACGCTGAGGTCGCGCTTTCTACTACATACGGGCGTGGGACGCAGCAGCTTCAGAACGTAATGAACCAGCTCGACACCGCTGCGACGAACTGGGCTGCGACAACCATCTTCCACACAAACGATGTTTCGAACGCGATTTCCGAAGCCGCGCACGCCGGATGGGATTTCGACCGCATTATGTCTGGTATTCCGGCCGCAATGCAGCTCGCCCAGGCGGGCGGACTGGATTTGTCCGAGGCGGTAAACTATATCGTCAAATCGACCTATGCCGCCGGTATCGGCTTTGAGGATCTGGGAGACTTCATCGACTTGTGGACCTTTGCGGCCAACAGCAGCGCCTCGACCATCGGAGAGTTCGGTGACGCGATGCTGCGCATGGGCGGCACGATGCGCTTTGCGGCCAACCCCGAGGAACTTATGACGCTGATCGCGGTCACCGCAAACGCGGGCGCGGTCGGAAGCGAAGCCGGCACAATGATTCGAAACTCTGTTATGCGCCTGATCGCGCCGACCGACAAAGCAAACAAAGCAATGGCGGAGCTCGGCGCGACCGCGGAGGAAACCGCGGGAATGATGGAGGACGAATCGCTGGCGGCGGTCAACGCGACGCTGGCCGCCCACGGCTTCAGCGTCTACGATAACCGCGGCAATTTGCGAAATGTGCTTGATATATACCGCGACCTCTACCTTGCGCTGGGCGACATCGCGGGCGGATATGAAAACATAGACCGAAACCAGGATGCGCTTTCCATCCTGTCCGCCATCTTCCCGACGAGAACCATTACCGAAGCCTTGAATCTGGTGCGTGCAGCATCGGAGGAATACAACGGGCTCTATGACGCCATGACTGACGGAGCCGCCGAAGGCTACGGCGAATACGCCGCCGAGACCATGATGGACACGCTCAACGGAAGCATCATGATCTTTGAGAGCAAGGGCGAGAGGCTAAAGCAGCTTGTCGGCGAAGAACTCAATCCGCTCGTGCAAAATATGGCGGAGTTCGGCGGGAACATCATCGACAGCATCTCCGAAATGGACCCCGGCGCGTTCAGCGCCCTTGTGGACGGGCTTACCGTCGTTGCGGGGGCGGGACCTGCCCTGCTGACGGCTGGCGCTGCGTTCCGTCTGATTGGACTTGCCATGACGCCGGTAGGAGGCGCCGCACTCGGCCTTACCGCGCTTGCCGCCGCTGCCGTTGCGGTGAAGGATCTGAGCGACAGCCGGTTTGCTGAGCAATTCGGCAGCATGGAGCTTGACACCGCAGCACTTACGGGATATATCGGATCCCTTAGCGACAGCCTCCGGGAAGCTTACAGCGAGGTCGACAGCTTCACCGCGTCGATGAATAATGCCGTCGCAAGCTATCAAACGGCAAGCAGCACCTTCAGCAGCACGCTCCTTACGGACATGCTGACCCATGCGCAGCTTACGGACGCGGACAAGGCAAAGCTGACACAGCTCGGGAATGACATGTACAAGTCCGTGCAGGAGGCTATCGCCAACAGCACCGCCGCAAGCAAAAGCTATTGGCAGACGCTTTTCGGTGGTGACGGCAGAGCGGAATACGATACAGCCTTTCAGCAGATCCTTGCGCTTACTGACCAGGCGTATGAGGACGCCATGGGAGAGGCAGAGGAGATCAGCTTTGGAATGCGCGTGGCGCTGGGAAGCGCGTTCGCCGACGGGCAGATCAGCGAGGAGGAGTATCAGCAGATCCTCGCCTATATGCGGAGCTATAACGACGCTCTTGCCCGCGCCGCCGCCGAGGCCCAAAGCGAAGAAGCCTTTATTCAACAGCAGAAATGGCTATATCAATCGCAAACAGCGAGCGCGAAAGAAATTGAAGAAATATCTGCCAAGGCACAGCAAGCAATGGAGGATGAGCTTGCCGCGGCGGAAGATCGTTACTTAACAGAGCGCTTTCGCGCACAATACCGATGGGAACAGGCCATAGAAAACGGACGATATATCGACGGAGAGCTGGCTACATCCGAAAGAATGGAAGAAGCCCTCGGCCGTGCCGACGAGCGCCACCAAGCGGAAATAGACACTATTCGAGCGGGTTACGCCCAATTCTTCATGGACTTGTTTGGGAGCCAAAGAGCAATACAGGATTTGTCGCCAGAAGCAGACGGCAAAATGCTCGCTATGCAGATGGCTGCCATGGGCGGGCAAGAGGGCATAGAATCTGCAAGGCGCGGCTACGAAGAAGCGGGAGACACCGAAGCAGCTGCGCAGATTGCACAAGTTCAAAGCGAGATCGCCGCAGCCGGGATCACAGCCACAAGCCGACAGTGGTGGAACCCCATGACATGGTTCACGGGATACAGCACGGAGGCGTGGGATCGCGCCTTTATCGACGGGATGGGCGCGGCCCAATACGGAACGGCATACACGCCGATAGCTCAACAGGAAGCACAGATAGAGGGGTGGCAAAGGTTTTTTAACACACAGGCCGAGATGGCCGCGTCAAACCCCTATATGTACATGGATCCGACAGCCGCCGCAGGGATGCAGGTGGGACAAGGTTTGTCGGATCTTATTGTTTCTCCCAAAGCAGATCTTTCTGCCGTTTCCGACGGCATCGCGGAAATAGACGGGCAAGGCTTAACCCTGGATGTGGGCGGCGATTTGAGCGCGCTGGACGCCGAGATTGCTGCTCGTGACGGGACAAGCATTACTGTCGGCGTCGTTTCGTCCGGGTCCGGCGGTAAGAAGGTATGGTCGTACGGCAAATTCGCAACCGGTGGACGCGCTACGGAGCCGTCAATCTTTGGCGAAGGGGATCTTCCTGAATGGGCCATCCCGGAAGAGCACAGCGAGCGCACCGCCGCGCTGCTGAATGCCGCCCGCGCCGCCTCCGGCTTTACGTGGCCGGACCTGTTGGCACGGTTCGGAGGGCTGAACGCAAGCCCCAACAACAGCCCGACCACCGTTATTTACAGCCCGGTTATCCACGCAAACAACGCAAGCGGCGTTGCCGAGGCGCTGAAGGAAGATAAGCAGCGGCTCGAAAAGTGGTGGAAGGAACAGAAAATGCGTGACGCAATGGAGGTGTACGCATGATTTTAAGCGGCCAGACCTACCGATGCACCGCCGGAGAGACCTTTGACAGCGTAGCGCTCAGCGTGTACGGGGATGAAGTTTATGCCTGCGAACTGCTCAACGCAAATCCGGCGCTTTGCTGCAAGCCGATTTTTACGGGCGGAGAAATCCTTGATCTCCCCGTCGTGGAAATCCCGGAGAGTAACAGCAACATTCGCTATATGCCGGAAAAAGCCCCATGGAAGGAGTGATAAAGCATGCCGGAAATCGGGCGATGGAACAATCTGAAATTTGAAGTGTCGCCCTCTGTTATCCGAAGCTTCAACGATCTGCAAATAAAGGTCGGCAGCAATACGGACACAGTGGATGACAACGGGCAGCAATACACCAAGCGGAAAAACTGGAAGCCCATAGAGATCAGCCTTACGGTGCAGCTTCATGCAGGCCTTGGCTATGACGTACAAAGCGAGGCGAACGCCTTTATACAAGCCGCGCTCACCGGCGGGGTCACCAATTACTTCTACGTCGGCAGCCGAAAGCTTGTCGCTTGCCCGCTGATGCTGACAGAGGCAACCGTTTCCCGCGTGGAGATCAGTGCGGGCGGAACATGGATCCAGGCCGATGTTGCGCTGACACTGAACCAGGCGTCCCTACTGGACGGAACGAAAACAGCCAGCGCAAGCAGTTCAGGCTCTTCCGGGTCAAACTATTCCGGGTCAAAGAAGCTCACAGCTGCAACCGTGTCAGCGGTAACGGCAGCAGTGGCTGGGGTGAACGCGATTATAAAATCCGCTAAAAAGGCTTCGGTACCGGCCAAAGCGGGCAGCGGAGCAAGAAAGGTAGTTAGGGTGAAATAGGAGGGGCGAACATGGCAAAATATCAGATCGACAATATTGCCTCTCCGATCGACTTTCAGAAAAGCGACGCTGTAAAACGCACGCTTCAGAACGCAAAAAACCTGCTGATGTGTCGAATGGGAGAGGTCCCCTACGACCGCTTCCGCGGCTTTGATCCGGCTCTTTTCGATCTTCCGATCGGCGAGCTTCGAAACGAGCTCTTGCCGGAGCTTGACCGTGTGATGATGTGGGAGCCTGACGTCGAGGTATTAGAGGCAGAGGCTACGCTGCTTGAGGGCGGCGGCGTGTATATCAAGGTGATTTTGGAATTGCCGTTTTGAGGGGTGACTTATGGATAATACCGAACTGCATTATCTGACCTATGATCCCGATGCCATTTGGGAAAAGATGATGACAAACTACGTCGAAGCCGGGGGAGATATTCTTTACCCAGGCGACGAAAAAGAAATCCTCCTGCGGGCGGTTCTTGCAGACATCGTGCAGTGCTTTGCCGGTGTTGACAACGGCTTGCGGATGCAGACGCTCCGTTATGCTGTGGGCGATTACCTGGATATCCTCGGAGAGCAAAGGAATTGTCCGCGCATTGAAGCAACAGCGGCGAAAGCCACGGTTACGATCATGACCAAGGCCACCGGCCAAGAAGAAACGCTTGAGGCCGGCACGACCATGACGGCTGACGGAGAAATATTCTACGCGCTGGTCGAGGACTTCGTTTTGACCGGCTATCAGCAAATCGCCACGGTTGAAGTGGAGGCGGTGAGAGCGGGAAGCTCCGGTAATGGACTGCTCGCAGGGACGCAAATGCAGCTTGCCGTTTCCAATTCCAACGTGTACAGCATCATTTCCGCCTCCAACGCCAGCGGCGGCAACGAGAAAGAGGATGATGAAACCTACCGCGAGCGGATCCGCGACTATGGTCTTGCCAGTGTATCAACTGGATCGGAACGTCAGTACGAGGCGGCGGCAAAAGCTGTAAGCAGTGAAATCATCGACGCCAAGGCCTTGAATCGCGGAGCGGGTCAGGTAGGGGTGTATTTGATCCTTTCCGAAGGAACAGGCGCAGCGGCCATTGTAGAAGAGGTCTTGGAGGCGCTTTCGGCATCTGATGTACGGCCTTTGACTGATACTGTGACCGTACAGTGCGCGACAGACGTGCCTTATACGCTGAATGTGCAGTACAGAGCAGAGAGTGGCAGTGCCGTCAGCGTGGCCATAGCGAAGGCTGTGACAAGCTACCAGGAGTGGCAGGACAGCGTGATCGGCCGAGCCTTTAACCCTGACCGACTTATGGCGGAGATCTATCAGGCGGGCGCGACGCGCGTACTGTGGGGAGCCGGGAGCGAGTTCGGCGACGGCGGAGAGGTGGAATATACCGAGATCGCATCGACGGAGCGGTGCAAGGGAACAATTATGATCTCCGCGATTTAAGGGGGCGTTGGAATGTTTGACACGAAAGCTGAACAATGGGCGCCTCAATTCATTCTGAACGATAAGAACGGTTACGCTGTCGCAAAGGCTATCGAAGCAGCGCTTCAGGTTTTCAACAACACCGTGGAGCAGGGCTTGAAGTGCATTACCGATGTGAAATCTATGCCGGAATGGCGGTTGGATGAATTGGCGTGGGAATATAACCTGCTGTACGATGAATCGGCCGATATCGAGACCAAACGGCAATGGATTGACGAGGCGCTTCTATTCTACGCTTTAAGCGGCACCGCGGCAGGCATTGAAAAGTATTTGAAAGCCGCCTTCAACACCGCAATGGTCGAGGAATGGTTTGCATACGGGGGAGACCCTTTCCATTTCAGAGTGACCGTCAGCGGCCAGTGGTCGGCAGAAAGTAACGCATGGGCTTACGAGACGATCGAGCGGATCAAAAATGTTCGCAGTCTTCTCGACAGCATTACGTTCAATTCTCAGACCAGCTATGCGAGCGTGGACGTTCTCACGGCTATAACAGATATTGAAATTGTAGAAACGAGCCAAACGGCAGGAGGGATATAAATGAGTTGGAAAGGGGTTATCACCAACAAAGGCCGGGAACTCATGGAGCAGTGGGCAGGAGGCAATGAAGTCCTGACGATCGACAGCGCAAGTGTCGGGAGCGGGCAAGTGGCCGAGGCAGAAATGAAGAGCGCTACGGATCTGAGCAGCAAACAGAGCGACGCGCAGATCGTCAGCAAAAAGACAACGGAGCAGGGGATCCAGTTAAAAATCCTTGTCGGCCCTGCGGCCACAGTTTCATATACAGCCCGAGAGATCGGGCTATGGGCTCATTTGGGAAATGATGAGCCCGTTCTTTTTGCCCTGCACCAGGATGTGGGCGGCACGGGCGTCTCAATTCCGACAGCGGAAGCTTCTCCCAACTTCGCATTTGCGCTTTTTCTTATCCATGCAATTACTGATGAAGGCAGTCTGAAAATCATAACGGATTCCAATGCCTACGTGACGGAGAGCTCATTAGACGCTGCCATGGATTCCGTTGATGAAAAGCTGCGTTTCCCGACAAGCTTATCTCCAGAGGGCCCGATTATTTTGAAGCAGAATGTTCACTTCTTTTCCAGTTTTGACGACCTTCCGCCGGCAGGAACGGTCGGCAGGATCGCCTTTGTAAAAGTACAGTGAGGTGAGCTGAATGGCAACTGGCTACGGCCCACAAATGCACAATGACAGTGGCGAAATCACTTCTTATATTCGGTATTACTACAGCACATCCTACGATGCCGCAACGAACACTTCCACTGTCACTCTTACCCCGCAGCTATATGCTGACCTCAACTGGGGTAACGACATCCGCATGTACGGCGGTTCCAGCAACGCTGGCATCCGTGTAGACCAAAGCACACTATGGCCTTTCACCGATGGTTATAGCGGATCGAGGCATCTTTACTGCACCGACTGCGACTGGAACAACATGTACGCCAACACCGGGGCGACATTTTCGTTCAAAAAAACGCACGACAACAGCGGGAATCTCTCTTTCCGTGCTGGTATCGTTGGCACCATCAGCGGATATGGCCCGAAAAATTCGGTTTACGACTGGCCTACAGGATATGAAATATCCGTCCATGAGAACAGGAGCCTCCACGTCTCCTACAATGCCAACGGCGGCAGCGGAGCCCCGAGCGCGACCTACTTCTATGGCTCGACCGAAAGCATCACGCTCTCGTCCACCAGACCGACGAGAACCGGCTACACGTTCCTCGGCTGGTCTACAAGCAGCACGGCAACGACAGCAACGTACTCCCCCGGGCAGAACATTGGCACGAGATCGAGCGGTCTTACTCTGTATGCTGTGTGGGAAAAGAAAACCTTTGAGCTTTCGATCTCCGAGGGGACTGGCTCAAACATCGTGGTGAAGAGAGGGAGCACCACGCTTTCCGACGGCGCGCTGATTACCTACGGCGACGAGCTGACGATTTCCTTTACGGCCACGAGCGGGTATAATCTCGAAACTCACACAGTGAACGGCGTGAGCTTCACAAGTGGCGGGACCTTGACCGTCACATCCGATACCAGTGTGGCCAGCACGGCGCGGCTGAAAACCTTCACGCTGACAATCCTGCAGGGAGCGAACTCATCCATCAAAGTAATGCGGGAGAATGAGGTGCTTTCAAACGGTGCGACGATCACCTATGGCGACGAGCTGACCATTTCATTTTCGTCGCCGCCTGGGTATGAACTAAGCGCACACACGGTAAACGGCTCGGCCTTCGCGAGCGGCGGAAAGCATACCGTCACGGGCTCGGTGAGCGTGGCCAGCGCGGCGTCGCTGAAAACCTTTGAGCTTTCGATCTCCGAGGGAACAGGATCAAGCATCGTGGTGAAGAGAGAGAGCACAACGCTTTCCGACGGCGCGACGATCACCTACGGCGACGAGCTGACGATTACCTTTACGGCCACGAGCGGGTATAATCTCGAAACTCACACAGTGAACGGCGTGAGCTTCACAAGCGGCGGAACCTTGACCGTCACGGGCTCGGTGAGCGTGGCCAGCACGGCGGCGCTGAAAACCTTTTTGCTTTCGATTTCCGCGGAGAGAGGAGCCAACGTTCTGGTGAAGCGCGGGAGTTCGACGCTTTCCGACGGCGCGACAATCACCTATGGCGACGTGATCGAGATCACAGTCACGGCAGCTGTCGGCTATCTTCTCCGCGAGGTCACGTTGAATGACGGAGAGCTTGTTTCCCCGTCTGTTGTAAGGACTGATATCAGGATCGAGGCGACTGCTATTCCGGCGGGTGCAAATATCGCAGACGGCGAAGAAAATATCCCATACCAGTTCGCCATTGACACAGGCAGCGCGTATGAAATTTTTATTCCGGTTTTGGACAACGGACAATCTTGGGAACTGTATTGACAGTAAGGGAAGGGGAAAAAGATGGAACTGACAATTGACCAGATATGGGAAGCAGGAAAGGTTCTGCTTGTGGTTTTCGGAGGACTGTTCGGCGGCCTTGTTACCATTGACAAGGCCGCCGATATTTTCCGGAAATGGAAAGCACCCTCAAAAAACGCCGCGCAGGACGTGGAGAAAAAATTCTCCAACGACAAGCAACGCCTGGACGAGCATCAGCAGGAGCTTGAACGGCAGAAGAAGGACATCGAGAGCTTGAAGGAAAGCTCCCGTGTCACGTCAGCGGGCGTCATGGCACTTCTCGATCATGAATTGCATAACGGCAATACTGATCAGATGCAGGACGCCCGCGACGACATCATGGAGTACCTGCAAAGCCTTATGACAAAGTAAATACTCGATGTGTCCATATTGGAGGCAACCACATCGAGCAAATAAAAGGAGGAAACACTATGAAAAAAATTCTGACTCTCATTCTCGCACTGACAATGGCCTTTGCCCTCACGGCCTGTACCATGCCCGCCATGACCAACCCCGACGGCACTGATACCATCGCCGGCGTGGCGATCAAGAACGGTCTCAACATCCTGGAGGCCGCCTGCGTCACTGCCCTGACTATTGCCGCGGCTGTATGGGCCAAAAAGGGCGGGGAACAGAAAAACTTTCAGAATATCATTCTCGCGGTCAGCTCCGTCCTTGAAATGGCAAGGCTCACCGTCGGCGAATTGAAGCAGGACATGGTAGATCGGCTGAAAGAAATCAGTGCAACCGGAAAGCTCACGCCCGAGCAGGTCAAAGAAATCAACACCGAACTGCTTAAAAGGACCCTTAAAAAGCTCTCCGAACCGACAAAGAATCTGCTGGATGCTGTCGGAATTGATATTTGCGCGCTTATTATGGGAGCGGGTGAGGACTGGGTACGCGAACTCAAAGTACAGAACGGAATTGCTCTGGATCAGCTGATGGAAGTTCCCGGTATTGTTGAGGGGAACACTGAGACGGAGAACGCCAGTACGGAGGCAATCCAGAAAGCCGCTGCCGCGCTGACCACCTGACAACAACACAACATAGATACGAGGCCAAGACTTCGGGTGCTTGGCCTCGTTTGTTTTTTCGGCGCTCTTATTTGTCATAATGTGAGGAAGTGAAAACACAAATGAAGCTGGTACAGCCCATCCGGGATCTTGACACGCTGCAACGGTGCTTCGAGATCGCCCGCGAGCATGACGCCCACCGGAAAACCGGCGAGGTATGCTGGGAGCTTATCTTGCTTGTCGGGCTCAACACGTCGCTGCGTGTGAGCGATTTCCGGCGTTTCAAGGTATCAGACCTCCGGGGCCGTGACTACGCGCAGATGCAGGCCAAAAAGACCGGCAAAGAGGCGCGGATCCTAATCAACCCCCAGGCCCGGAAGGAAATCAACCGTCTGCTCGCCGGACGGAAGCCGGACGAGTACATTTTCCAGAGCCGCCAGAAGGACGGCATCACCCACAAGAGCCGCCCGATCACCCGGCAGCGGTGCTATCAGATCATGAACACCATCGCCAAGAAAGCCGGGATTGAGGAGCGGATCGGGTGCCACACGCTGCGCAAGACCTTCGGCTATCACTATTACCAAACGACCGGGGACGTGGTAAGCCTGCAAAGGATCCTCGGCCACAGCTTCCAGCGGGAAACGCTGGTTTATATCGGCGTCGTGCAGGAGAACATCGACGAAAGCATGATGAAAATGAACATGCTGACCGGGCGGCATGCCCGGTAACGTGTATGTTTTGAGAAAAGATGCGCGTAACGGGCGCATAGGAAAGGACTATATGATGGAAAGAGGAATTGATGAATTTATCCGAATTATGGAGCCGGGGCTTGGAAAAGACACTTGCCGCCCCCTGGTGGAAAAGCTTGTGTCGATGGGATTCTTTATAGCTCCGGCCTCCACGCGCTTTCACTCGGCCTATCCTGGGGGGCTGTTCGAGCATTCGCGGATGGTGACGCTCGCACTGTTGGAACTGACTTCCTCGCTGTCCCTGCAATGGATCCGCAAGGAAAGCCCTTATCTTGTCGGCATGCTGCACGACCTTTGTAAGTGCGATCAGTACGAGCAGAGTGAGGACGGGAGTTTTTCTCACCGCCCCGGACAGAACCTTTGTGGCCATGGGGACAAATCTGTGATTCTCGCTCAGCAACTCCTTCCGCTGACGGAGGAAGAAATTTTATGCATTCGATGGCACATGGGCGCATACTGCGACAAAACGGAATGGGGTTATCTCGGCACGGCCATTGAGCAATACCCGAATGTACTTTACACGCACACGGCGGATATGATCGCCTCGCGCATCAGGGGAATATGAGGAACCGGCCATGACAAACGACGAAATATGCACCGTTGTATGCGCTCTGCAGCCGGGCGACCAGATCTGCGTGAACGACTGGAACGACACGTATACCGTGCGCGGCGTCTCACAGCACTATGTCGTAGCCGATCTTCAAGCGGACACGGAATATCCCTTGTATACCATCCTCGCCAAAGAGCCGACGACGATACCACGCAACGGCATACCGGCGGGTGCGATGGTCTGCGGCCCCGATTCCTGGGTGTTCGGCTATTGGGGAGGCTACAACTTCGAGCAGCCGGACGTGATAGCGGCTTACCTCGAATCACTGGAAAGCGGGGAAACAGAAATCTCCCTGCGCCATCGTGCGGAGATCATGCACATCAGCAAGGTATGAAAAAACGCCCTCGGGGATCTTCCCGGGGGCGTCTATAATTTTTGCTTCTGTTCTCCCGTTTAGGCGCTCTGTTTGTCATATTAAGGCATGGGTAAACACAGGTTGACCGGTTTTCCCGGAAGCTTTGATTTTCATGAAAAAACCGCCACAAAACGTGTTTGACACAACATCCTATTATGACTAACCCAGCACCGGCGCGACCGGGTCCTTTTTGCGGTTGACAAAAGAGACGGCTTTCACCCTCTCCGGCGACAAATCACAGCGGGAACGACCTTATAGGGGCACGAGAAAATGAGTTACACTTCCGGGCAGCGAAAAGTGAAACTCATTTCCAAAAGGGCATAAAAAAGACGCCCCCGGCGAGCGGGAGCGTCAGTTTGAAATGATCGGGCGGCGTTACTCCTTGTCGCCCTTGAAGGTATCGAACACGGACGGAACCTGTTGGGAGATCACCACGCGGGGCGGCTCCTCCGGTTCGTTCTCGTGCTCCTCCGGGTGCCGGTCAATGTGGACGGCGGCAATCGTGCCGATAATCAAAAAGCCGCCCAGCAGCACGGCAAAAATCAAGATCAGCTTCATGTCAGCCTCCGTTCCGGGCGATATCCTCCCGGATCAGGCGCTTAATGTAGCGCTGCACACTATCCTCTTTTTGGATCCTCGACAGAATATCAGCGTCGGTCTTGACGTTGAACTTCATGCTGATGTGCTTTGCGTTCACGGCATCGTACCGCGCCTTTGCTTCGTTCTGCGCGCGGCGCGCCTCGTCGGGCGTGTAGACCGTTTTCGGCATGGTGTTGGCTCCTTTCTTTCGGTGTTACCGTCAGTATAATACGCCGCGGCGCGCCTGTCAAATGATTTGGCGGCGTCAGCCGTGATAACGCTCTTTTCCCAGGATTTCGGCCTCTATCGTTGCCTCAATCACGTTCAGGTTTTCCGAGGCCTTTTCCAACTCCTTCAGGCGTGGCGGGAGCACGGTTAAGTAATACTGCGCCGTGCCGGGAAATTGCAGCTGCGCCCGAATGTCCTCCACGATCCTGTGAAGCTCCTGTTCTGCGCCGACACGGCGCGGATCGTTCATAAAGGCGGCGTTCTGCTCGTTGTTCAACTTCATGTCAATATCCTTCCTCCGGCGATGGCTGCGATTACAGAACCAGCGTTCCGGCACGAACGATTCTCACGGGCTTCCCGGTTGCCTTGTCGATAGGCTGCTCCGGCTCATTGGCCCACTCAAAATCTGTGCGCTTCAGAATGTAGCGCATGACCTCGAACGCGGAGTAGTAGGTATGACCTTTGTACAGATCATCGCCCACATAGATTTTGTAGATCCCTGACGGGTCAATCATCAAGGCGCGTTTCGCAAAAGCATACTGCTCCAGCTCGCCGCGAGGAACCTTCTCAATGCGGCGATTCAAGGCCTCGAAATACGGGCGGGCTTCATCTTCCAGCGATCCGCGGCAAGCATACACACAGATGCTTTCGACGATCTTGTGGATTCTCTCTTTGTCTGTCATGGTGTTTATCCTTTCTGCCCTCGTGACCTCCGGGGCGGGCGTGATTTGAAATGATCGGGCGGCGTTACTGCCGGGCGTTCTCCGGCATGAACTGTTCAACGTGCTTCATCACTGGGTCGAAGATCGTCACGACGGCGCTCTGCTCGTGATAATGCGTCTGCTTGGGAATATACAGGATATGCGCGACCTTGACGCCTGCGGCGCGGTTAGCCCATTTGCAAAGTCTCTCAGCCTCTTTGCGCAGCGTCCACGCCTGGGCATAGGGCGTAGCCTTGCGGATGGCGACGGTGTAGCCGACGCCGTAGTTTTCGTTTTCCGTGCAGCGGTCATACTCATACCGGGCGCGCTCCATCAGCTCTTGAACATACTTCGGGATAATCACGGCCGTCCCTCCTCGTAGTCCTGACATGAGGTAACGACCTCGTTTTCCTCGTCCCACCCTTCGACGCCTGTACAAGCATACTCGCAGCCGCCGGGGCATTTATCATGCTTACAGGTATCACACATAGATTTTACAACGATCATAAAAACCTCCTTGCCCGCGTATGAGGCCCACGGGCGGGCGCGTGGAATGATTTGGCGGCGTTAGATCACGCTGCCGTCTGCCGCTACGATGGTCAGGATCCCGCGCACAAGGTAGTATGTATTCTGCGCGGCGTCGGTGTAAATCTGCTCCCGCCGGTTGCGTTCTTCCTCCGGGCGGCGGGTCAGATCGCCGACGATCTCAAAGTTGAGACGGGCGGCCTGTTCTGCAATAGGGGGCATGGTGTTGGCTCTCCTTTCGGAATGATTTGGCGGCGTTGCCGCTGGGCGGGTTATTTCTATGCCGCCACCCGTGGGGCGGGATGTGTCATGCGTAGGTGGAAAAGTCGTAGAGCTTGCCGAACTCGACCGGATGGAGTGTGACGCCGGTGCTCAGAGTGGGATCGAGAATATAAGGCACATCAGGCGAGAAGCTTGTAAACTTGCTGCGTACCGTGTACTGCTTATCGTTGCGGAATACGTCGCGGCGTGGGCGCTTCAGACCGGTCATGTGGGAATCCTCACCGGACGCGGCGGCGAGCTCGCGCAAGATCAAGGTGTGCTTGCCGCGCAGGCCAACGACCTGATAAAAGTCGATGTTGGTCTGCTCCCAGCCCCAGGATGAATACAGGATATCGCCGACGTGGACGCCCTCGGCGTTCTGCGTGGGCTCCTCACGGGAGAGCATATAGGCAGATTCGGCGGCGAACTCCTCCGGGGTATAGGTCAAAAGCCTCTCGCGGATCCCGCTGCGCTCGGTGCGCTGATCGGCGTACATTTTGCCGAGCTTTTCGCGGTGCTGCGCCTGCTCCTCCTCCGTCCAGGCTCCCATGCCGTAGGTCTCAAAGCTGTTAGGCCCGGCGGGCTTTACGGCCTCAATGTAATAATCCGGGTGACGCGCAAGGAACTGCGAGCGCGCCGCCTCCGGCGTCTCGGCCTCTTCGGCGGTAAAGGTTGTCAGGCGGGCGGGCTTTTCTCTGTCGGCCTCGCGGCCCCACTGGATGATATAGCGCATTGTTTTATCCTTTCTGCCCTCGTGACCTCCGGGGCGGGCGTGTTTTGAAATGATTCGGCGGCGTTACTCGGTCAGGCTTGCGGCGAACTCGTCCGGGGTGAGGGTTTCGGGCTCGTCCGCCCGGCGGACGATCTCGGCATAGGACGCTTGCCCCTGCCAGGGGCGCCTGTCGGCGTAGGTCATGTTTGAGGCCGTGTGCTCGTAGGTGACGTTTTTCGGGCCGCAGCGCACGACACGCACGACGCCCCAGCGCTTGACGACGATCAAATCACCTTTTTTCAGATTCTTCCGGCTGAACTCCACACCGCCCAGCGCGTCAAGCGCGTCCTGATAATAGCCCAGCTTATCAAGCTCGACCTCGATCCGGTCAAGCCAGTATTCCAGATTCTCGCGGGCTTTATCAAGGCTGATCGGCTCGCCTGCGTAGTTTTTCAGCTCCTCGCCAGCTTCCAGACGTGTGACCGTGCGCTCCTGCGCGTCGTAGCTCCTGCGCAGCGCGCGGAGATTTGCTTCACACTCATTGATGCGGCGTTGTATAAAACCCTTGTCGGTCAGCTCCTTCCCGGCTGCCGTGCGGCGGGCGGTCTCGGCGCGCTCCTGCCAGTATTCCGACTTGCGGAACTCGTCAAAGCCTCTTTCCCAGGCTGCAAACATCTTTTCCCGGCGGCGTCCGAACGCCCGGCCCGCGCTGGTGTTCACGATGGGCTGTGTGAAAAAGGCGATATCGCCGTGCATTTTCTCGATGGGGGCTTGCAGCTGCTCGCCGCGTTTCTCGGCGGCGTCGGCGCGGGCGTCGTATCTCTCCGCGCGACGCTCGGCGCGCTCCTGCTTGCGCTCCATCTGCTCGGCAAAGCTCAGGCGCTCGCCCGTTTGCCCGGCGTCGGCCAGGCCGATGCGCTCCGCGCAGCGGCGCGCCCAATGCAGATTAGGCTCTTTGCAGCGGCTGATCCAGCAGCCGGAATTGCGGCCCCACAGAAAAATGCTCTTGATATCGGCTTTCTGCCCGTCGGTCAGGGCGGAATAAAACGACTTTTCAAAGTGTAGCTCCAGCTTGCCCGTCTCGCGGTTGACGATGAAATAATTGCTTTCGTTCATGGTGTTGGCTCCTCTCGGAATGATTTTGCGGCGTTGCCGCTGGGCGGGTTATTTCTATGCCGCCACCCGTGGGGCGGATGATATCAATATCCCTGCTTTTGGTCAAAATCATCAAGGATTTGCTTTAGCTTGTCGTGAAGTTCTCCCCATTTTTTAGTCTCTTTGCAGCTGTCACTTATCGCGGTGCAGGCAAGCATAAGGTCGCATAGCTCAATGCGTTTGATCTTCACAGTCACGGTTTTTTGATTTAACGGAGTTTCAAACATTCTCGTTTCCTTTCTGCTTTTCAAGAAAAGCGGTCAGCTCCGACGACGGCAACAAGACGCTGTTTCCGCACATCGGGCACTTGTACATTGTTCCGACAAAACGCTGCTCCGGCGTGCGCGGTATGACAAACTCCATTTCGCAGGCGTGAACCGTGCAGCGCGGGCGGGTCATCAATGCTTTTTCCATGAAAAAACCTCCTCAACCTATGTGCTCTATGAACTCGTCCGGCGTGAAAACCGGACTTGAAATGATTTCGGGGCGTTGCTCCGTGGCCGCCTTGCGCGGGCGGCCCGGCTTGCGCTTCGGCGCGTCAGGATCCGGGGCGGGGTACTTGCGGGGCCGTCCGGGGCCGCGCTTGGGGGCGGTGCCCTCGGCTGCTTTCTGCTCGGCCTTGCGCTGCTTTTCCTCGGCAGCAGCGCGCTTTTTCTCCTCGGCGGCCTTGCGGCGCGCTTCCCGTTCGCGCTCTTTCCGTGCCTTCTCGCGTTCCCGCGCTATGACGGGGAACACGGGCAGCAGAAAGAAGATCAGCGCGGGCAGGAACAGTAAAAACGGGTGAGCGCATGCATATACAAAGGCGTGTACCATGTCAATCCCTCCATAATCAGGCCGCAAGGCTCGCGGCAAACTCTTCCGGCGTGAACTCGATCGGCGCCAGCGTGGCCATCTGTGCGGCGAACTGTCCCGGCGTCAATGCCTTTTCGCGCTGCTTGCGCGGTTTTGAAATGATTTCGGGGCGTTGTGCGGCGGGCTGCTCGATCTCCACCGGCGCGGCGCTGCGGGTTGCTCCGGCGTTGCCGACGGGCTTCACCGGGCAAAGCAGGGCTTGACCGTTCGGGGCGGTGAAAACAAGCGGCGCGCTCGGCGTCGTCCAGCAGGCGCGGGCACCGGGCAGAGCTTCCAGAACGTCACGCAGCAGAGCAAGATCCACCAGCGGCATATCTGTGCCGAAATCGTAAAGGGTGCGCTTGCTCTCCGGGTAGATACGATCCAGCCAGGCCCCACGCGGGGCGGTCTTGGCGAGGTGCTGAAAGCTCTTGACTTCGGCCAAGCTCGGCAAAGCCAGCGGGGCGGCTTCCTTGCGGGCCGTCTCGATCATTTTCGCGGCGTTGACGCTGCCGCCGGCAACGGGCGGCAAGTCCAGTGTTTCAGACAGGCAAAGAAGTATATAGCCGTCACAAATGCAGCTTTTTCCGTCTCGCGTGAATACGCCTTGAAAGTCGCGCATTGTGTCCGGGATCCGCTTGACGATCCGCGCGGCCACACGGGCGGCGGCGCTCTTTTTCTTCGCGGGCTCCAGCACGTCAAGCAGCTTTCCCAGGCGGGCGCGCTCTTTCTTGTCGTGCTGCACTGCCTTGCGCGCGGCCTCGATGCAGGCCCGGACTTCGGCGGCGGTCTCGTCGGGGTGCTTCGTCGCCTGCTTCATGATTTTTTTAAGCGTCGCCGGGGCCAGGTGCGGAACGGCGACGGGCGAAAGCTCGTAGCACCCTGTTTCCCATTCAACCAGGATCGGCGCGGGCTTGGTGTTTTCGCTCATGGTGTTGGCCTCCTCAAATGATTTTGCGGCGTCTTGTAGCTATCCGCGACGGGCTGATTTTAGCCCGTTTCGGGCCGGGAGCTGCCCGGCCCATCATCAGGCGGAACGGTTGCGCGGCGTTCATGCGTAGATTGCTGACAGCTCGCCGGACAGGGCCACAGCGGCGCGGTGTGCCTTGAAAGTCAATTTTTTGTTCCAGCTATTAAGCGCGGCGGAGAAGTAAAAACCGGCCTTTTCCACGGCGGCCCGGGCGGCGTCGCTCGGCGCGGCGTCAAAGCATACGCGGGTGCGCTGCGTCTCGGCGTCAAAGAGGATCCGCCAGCCCTTGCCGCTGATCGTCTCACCGATAAAGGTTTTTCCCGGGACCGGGCGCGGCGTCGGCTGCTC